TTCCTTGTGTTCCAATAGTTCCTTGTGCGCCAGTTGTTCCTTGTGTGCCAATAGTTCCTTGAGTTCCAGTAGCTCCTTGTGTTCCAATAGTTCCTTGTGCGCCAGTAGTGCCTTGTGTGCCATCAGTTCCTTGAGTCCCAGTAGTTCCTTGTGTTCCAGTAGTTCCTTGTGCACCAGCAGATCCTTGAGTTCCAGTAGATCCTTGTGTTCCAACTATACCAGCTGTACCTTGTAGTCCCTGAATTGTACCAACATTAGTCCAAGAAGATCCAGTCCAAACATAAAGATCTCCAGAAACTATATAACTATCTCCGAGCGTTCCTGTTGGATGCGCTGATTGTAAGTCTCCTAAAGTTGGATATGTTCCTAATATGCTTACACCAGAACCAGCATTTCCCTGAGCGCCTTCTGTACCTTGAGTACCAATAGCTCCTTGTGCACCAGTAACTCCTTGTGCACCTTGTGTTCCAGTAGCACCTTGTGTTCCAATAGATCCTTGTTCGCCAGTAGATCCTTGAGTTCCAGTAGCTCCTTGTGTTCCAATAGTTCCTTGTGCGCCAGTTGTTCCTTGTGTGCCAATAGTTCCTTGAGTTCCAGTAGCTCCTTGTGTTCCAATAGTTCCTTGTGCGCCAGTAGATCCTTGAGAACCTTGTGAACCAACAGTTCCTTGTGGTCCAGGATTTGCTGTTAAATAAGTATCAATATTTTGTGCAAGTAATTGAATATCCGCAGGAATATCTGGCGGATCTGAATAAGCGGGAAAACTAAAACCCTTTGATGTTGAGCCCATTTTAAAATTATACCACCTTAAATGTTATGATAATCACGGCTTATTAAGCTCCTCTGTGCTTCCTTTATGAATTGAGCTATATGCCGCTGCCTCCAACAAAAGCTTAACTGGCTTATAAGAATTTGGCTTAACCGTATAGGTATTAAACCTAATCTGAGCATCTTCCTGCTTCATTCTAAAATTAAATATATACCAATCAATGGGTGCTGTAATTCCAAGTGACTCTACGTTCTCTACGGCTTTTTTAGCCCCCGCCCTACTTACCACGTATGTAGCACAGGACCACTGCTGATAAGAGCGGCAGGTAAGATAATCATTGTTAAAAGAATGCTCTATTTCATTGTAGGCAAACAGGGAGTCGCTCGGCACAAAAGGAGAGAAGAACTCCCACCCTTCTGGCAACTCCATTAAATATGAATTTAATACAGATTTAAAATTTTTACTTAAAATAATATCGTCTTCAAATAAAATAAGTATGTCTTTATCTGTTTCTAGAAAATTTTTATATGCAGTGTAGTTACTAGCCCATACCCCAATGACGCCAGCAGATGGTGGGAATGTCTCACCTGGCTGACAGTAGTCATGTACTGTGTTAACTTTAAAGCCAGCTGTCTGATTAATAAAGTTTTTAGCCTTATCTGCTGTGTTTAAGTATATCGTGGGGGAACCCAGACGAGGCAGAAAAGAAAGCGCCTCTACAATATCTTCATAGGATTTGTTACGTAAGTTATTTCCAGTATCAGTATGAAAAACTTCATAGCAAGCATTATCTAACATCTTTAGTATCCGTTTGTAAATAAGCATTATTAAGTAGCGCAGTTATAGACTGTTTTAACTGCGGTCTAAACATAGGCAAAAACATTGAACCACCAAACCTAGGGTTGCTCTCAAAAATAATGGGCTTTCCGTCACGAAGTTTAAAATTAACATTTGCTGGACCGCTGTAATTAGCTAGCTTAAAGATATTGCGAAATACTTCAAGAACTTCTGTCTCCATAGTAACGATTTTGTTTTCAGCAAAAGGACCCATATTTACTTTACCATCTTCAGGTACTGGTCCTTCAAAAGTTACGTTCCACAGAACGTCTCCATCTTTACACATAACCTGAGTAACGTACTCAACATCTCCTTCTACGTACTCTTGTACTAGGTACTGATGGTCTTTAAACCTATGGTTATTAAGAGCCCACTCATATCGTTCTTGATCCCAAATTAATGCTATGCCTACACCTGCATAAAGATCTAGCCTCTTCATTATAAAAGGAAACTCTGGTGTATTTGAAGTTATGTTTAATAGTTTTGGAAAGTACTCCTTTAAACCATTTTTTTCTAAAAACTTATAAAATAGATCTTTGTTATTAAAGGTATTTAGGGTGTCATGCGAAGAAACTAGAGTAAGGCACCCTTTGGGATGGTTGAAATTATCCTGTACCGATAACGGTATAAGGACAACCTTGTTGTAATTCTTACAGGCATCTTCCAGGGGGAAGTCAATATCATCAACTTCTATGACTTTTTCAATTGATGAGAATCCTTTCCAAAAGTCAGATTCTGCTCCCAAGGCATCTTTCCAAGATGACCACAATCCTTTGCCGTAAATAACTACTAACATTTTTTAATCCACATTTGATATCCAGACTCTATCACCGTGTACTGATCCTTACATACCTCTAGGAAGCCGTCAACGCCTCTCTTAGGCTCTAAAAAGCGGTTACCGTTATAGTTCCATAGGTAATCGTCAAAAGCCATTACACCGCCTGATTCAAGCAATCTAAATGCATTTAATCCGTCTAATGATGTCTGTAATGCTGTGTGGTCTCCATCAATGTATATAAAATTAAACTGTGATTTATTTGAGGCAAAGTACTCGTCGCTTGTCATTTTATATTTATAAATACGATTATCATTAAACCTAGAGTCATAATAGCTTTCTACTGAATTAAAATCTAATGATTCATGAGCAATTTCTTCGCTTCCGCCCCATGTATCTACATCGTGAAGATATTCTAATTCTCTATTATTTAATAGCCATTCTGTAGCATCTCCCGTGTATGTGCCAATTTGCAAAGCACGAAGGGGCTCATTTGGCACATGACGGAAATACTTCTCTACATCTTTAAACCAATTAGGAAACATATTAGTACAACTTCAAATTGTTAAGGCATCCAGTAACATATTCTGGAGCCATCTTGTGATCATCTAATAAATGCTGGAATAGGGATTTGCTTTCTTCCTTTTTCCCAAGCCACCATCCTGAGACTGCTTTTTCAAACATTAGGCAGTATGCGCCATTATAATCAACGTATCCTGGAAGAGGCTGATGGAATGTGTGTGTGGCATACAGCAATCCCATTTCGGCAAATGTGTAGCAGTCTTGATACATCTTATTGCGCTCATTAATTCTTGATAGTAGGAAATATGCTTCTGGTCTATTTGGCAGATAGGCTATTGCTTGCATGATATTATTATGAACAGTCTTATTCCTATCGCCTTGATGCGTCCAGCATATAGCCATTCTAAGTAATGATGTATATGTAATTAGAGGATGAGTTTTATAGCCAAATTCTGCCGCTCTTAAATAAAATCCAGCTGCTGAAGCATATTGCTGTTGTGCGTCGTAGGCTTGAGCTAAATCAAAATTAATCTGAACATCAAACGGATTAGATGAGAGTTCTACTGCTAATTCTTTAATTCCCATATGCCATTGCCTCCGTAATAATCTCATTTACAACATTTGACGGAACCTCTAATATAAATGCTGCATTATCTTGAATACCAAAACTTAGTAGTAGTTTCTCATCTTTAATTGCTGCACCTACACAAAACTCAATTGGAGTATCAAGAAATGAGAATGACTTACTTAACCCAACAAAGTTAAAATCTTTATCCCATACAATTACTCTATGTCTATATATTGAATCTTTTTGCTTTAAATAATTCTTCCATAGTTTTACTTCATGTGTAACTGTAATATAATACTCGCCCCATTTAATAACATTGGTTCCACCTCTTTGATCAATTGGAGCGGCAGGAGTAGATTTAACAATAACTTGTTCACATTCTGGCTTGTCTGGATTAGCCTTAACTATTTCTGTAGGCATTGCCCACTTAACAAAATTATATGGTTGATCTAGTATGGGCATCCAATTTTTTTCACAATATGATGTTGCTTCATCAATTGGAGCTGGAATTCTTACACGCTGAATTTCTGTTGCAGTCCAGTTTTCTTTATCTAATTGAATCTTAGAATATTCCATGCGGCCTTGCCCATTTGGAGTTGTATCACGGCGAACACCAATAAGATAATACTCTCCATCCCATTGTGTAATTCTACAATCTTCTTCGCCAACAAACTCCCAAATTGGCGGAACATCAAATTTAGAATAGTCTACCTTAGTAAACTTAGTTATATTTAAATCATTATCTAATAAGCAAAGGTAGTTAGTAGTGACCAGCCTCTGATCTTTTTCAGGATGCAAATATGATAATGGTCCCCAAGGACTAAAAAAGTTCTGATCTTTTTCTGAATGGTAAAGTGTATAATTAACTCTTCGTATATTTACTAGTATATCTCCATCATCATCAATAAAGATAGATGGATTCATTAACCCCATTCCGTCTGAAATATCGGAGGGAATAACAAGAGGAACTAAATTCCCCCCATTAGATATTGATTTTTGTACTAGATTCATAGTATCTATTCTACTATTTTAAGCAGTTATTGTAAATGCTTATACTGTATTAGTGTTATTTAATCCAAAGTTACTGCTTTATATTTATTTCTATAAAAGTATTATTTTATTACAAATGCAGGACTATACCTTGGCTATTGCTAACAAAAATTACCTGTATTGTTTAATCTCCCTAAATTGCGTTTTGTAAGAGTCAAAAAATTTAGAGCGTAGTTTTGTGCCTATTTTGTTGTTTTTTACTAAATCAGCTTCAACTCCAATAGACATTTCCCAAAACTCTCGTTTGAAAGGAATGACCTGAGCGATGGGAGTACCAGCAGGTATAAGTCCCTCAAATTTATTGGGCTCATTCAATACAAACGGAAAATTAACGGCCGCATTATATGTATCTGTATCAACAATGCCTGGCATGATTGTAAAAACTGACTTTCTATGTAAAGGCTGAACAAATAATACGGAGTATCCAGGCGGGGTTGTGATTGCCCAAGGATTCAACCACTTTGGATAAGCGATATGCTCATTCCGATCAGGATGGCTTGGTGCTTGTTCTACTGGGTGAAATTCAATAAGCCCATAGTTTGCCCATTCATAGTAAGCGCTTATTTTGCCTTCTTCATCTTCTTTTTGTGATACATAAATATCAGCAGGTGAAACAATAATGTATCCAGCAGATATAGCATCAAAAACTGGCATACATCTTTTAATTGTTCCAGGTGTTAGAGCAGTTCCGTTAGGAACTTTTTTTTCACCTATATAAGAGTTTAAATCTTTATACCAATCTGGAATAAAATGACTTGCAGGTTTTGGTTGATATTCTTCCGAGACCCCAAATGTATCTGTAAACTTAATATTTGTCATTTCATTCTTTCTAAATTGTATTTTGTTTACTTGAGGGTACACAAAATATTAAAAACAATTTTAATTGTTAGAATTTAATTTTTTTTGCAATAATTCTATTAAAATTTGCTCTTCTGTTTTTGGTTCAAGGTGTCTTTCGTACTCTTCTGGAGTAAGCCATCCACCTAAATCATCTGCCCATACTGAATCATAATTTGGTTTTTCTGTTTTAAAAACACCATCAACATCTTTTTTCCAACCTATACCCATATTTTGATTAAAAATTTCTACAACTTCATATTCAGGAAAAAGCTCTTGTGTAGATTCAATGCTTTCTGATACTATTACATTTATTATTGTATTATTTTCTACAATTCCAAAATTCATTTTATATTCTCCTAAGCATTTCTCGATAAAAGAATAAATCCTGCGGTGGCGTTGGCGTTGCTGCCTGCACCTTGCCCTCTAGACCCTGAGCCATAATTTGTTCCCGATATATTGATCCCAGCATAGTTAATAACATTTCTATTTAGACCGCTTCCTCCTGGTCCAGAGCCAGCAACGCTAGAGCCAGTACCACCAGAGTTACCACTACCACCTGAGCCCCCAGCATTTCCAGCAGAACCTCCAATCCCTCCATTAGTGGTGCTGTTAGAACTTCCTCCATAACCATCTGCGTAATTGAAACTGCCACCACCACCTCCACCACCTGAACCTCCATTACCGCCCGCACCAGAATTGTTAGCATTTGGTGCCGCCCCACCGCCATTTCCGCCAGCGGCGTTTAGATTACTAAAAGAAGTTGTTCCTCCAGCATTTCCAGCAGTTCTGGTTGCATTGTTGCTAGTGTATATGCCATTCTGCGTACCTAACCCCGAACTTCCACCACCGCCGACTGTCGCAGTAACAGACCCAGAGTTAATGGTCACGTTTCCTGTTGTATAAAAACCACCTCCACCAGAACCGCCTTCGTAATTATCTGAACTACCTAATAATTGCTGAGAACCAGAGGCATTACTAACCGTCTGATTGTAAACATTGGAACTACCACCTCTACCACCGCCACCTCCAAGAAGATGTGCTGTATATGTTGCTGGGTATGATGATGGCGTAAATGCTTGTGTTGAAGTAATTAAAAATACTTCGCTGGTTGTCGATGTGGCTGAGGCAGATGCCGCAGATGCAATAGAAGTTCCATTGGCATTAGTTGCTCTAACTGTAAATGTATAAGAAGTTCCATCGGCAAGACCTGAAACTGTAATTGGGCTTGAGGCACCTGTGCCAGTAAATCCACCAGGAGAAGAAGTCGCGGTATAGCTCGTAATTGCGGAACCACCATTAGATGCAGGTGCCGTAAAAGCAACTTGTATGCTCTTATAGGCGGAAGTAACCGCTCCAATAGTAGGAGCCTGTGGAACTGTTGATGGTGTAAGAGAGGATGATGCACTGCTTGTAGACGAGTTACCATTTTCATTTGTTGCAATCGCTGTAAAAGTATAAGAAGTTCCTGCACTTAAACCAGAAACTGTTACTGGGCTAGATCCTGTTGCAGTAAAAGAACCTGGAGAAGAAGTTACCGTAAAACTACTAACTGCTTTGCCTCCAGTGGCATTGGATGTTACTGGAACAGAGGCAGAAGTTGTAGATCCAAACGCTACTCCAGTTACGTTTGTTGGTGTTCCAACAGTAGGTGCTTGAGGAACTGATGTTGGTGTAAGAGAAGATGATGCGCTTGAAGCAAGAGCGTTACCGTAACCGTTTGTTGCAGTTACTGTAAAAGTATATGTTGTCCCTAAAGTAAGTCCAGTTAATCTTATTGGAGAAGAGGACCCAGATGCGCTAATTGCTCCTGGGGATGATAATGCTGTAAAAGATGAAACAAGTCCTCCGCCTGAGCCAGGTGTAAATGCAACATCTACTGATCCTGAACCATAAGCAACGTTTGTACCAACATCTGTTGGTGTGCCAATTGTTGCTGATGTAGGTATTACTCCAAGTTGTGACCAGCCACCAGATGTATAAACCTCAATATATGATGTTTGTGTATTTGAGTGTATGTCGCCTAATGCAGGTGATCCTGGTCTACTTGCTGTATTACCTTTTGTATATCCATTTGGTAATGTTACCCAAGATGTGGAGGTGCCATTTGTTTGTAAAACTTTTGATGTGTTGTCTGTTTGTAATGGAAGTAATGCATTTAGAGCATTATTAGCAGATGTTTGTCCTGTTCCGCCCTCTGTTAAAGGGAGGGGGGTGCCAAGATCTAATCCTGACTTAACTTTAAAATCTTTGTCTGCCAATTTATAACCCCCTATCAATCATATATTATTTTACCATCATTTGCCTCTTAAATCTATCTTTTTAATTTGCAACTTAAAAATATAGAGTATAATATAAAAAAATTAATTTAACAAAAATGGCTGTCTCTCTTGAAAAGTTCTATTCAGTAGGCTTACTAAATACATCATTTTCATAATAAAAGCCAACTTCTACATTTAGATATTCTACGCATTGTAGTTGGGTGGCTTCTTCTGCCTCTTCCTTGCTAGTGGCAACAATACAATTTACTACTACGCCATTTTCAATAACAGCAAAAGTTTTTTCCATTTTAATCTCCTTTATTTTAATTTATCTTTTATCGTGTGTAAATAAGTACTTGACCTGCTCTACCAGCACCACCACTACCTGCAGCAGAATTATTGGTAAAATAACTTCCAGCTATCTCAGTTGCCGCTTGCGAACCGCCACCGCCTCCACCGCCCCCTGAGCCAATGTGTGAAGTTGCAGCACTACCTGCATTTCCAGCATTAACCGTTCTTGAACCGTAAGACGAGTTAGCATTTCCACCATTTCCGCCATTTCCGCCCGAAGCAGCGCCTGTGCCACCTGCTCCACCGTTACTTGTTGTTGCATAGTTTTCGCTTGCTTCAGCATAGGCACCACTTCCACCACTCATACCACTTGAGCCTCTTGTTATTTGAGTTCTGGCACGATTGGTGTATCCAATAGCTGTTGTCGTAGTTACATTTGGTGCTGCATTTGCGGTTATAATTGCTCCCGCAACATTGCTTGATGCGGTAGTGTTAGTTGGAGCAGTGGCCAAGGAGCCTAAAGATGATGTTCCGCCAGCGGAACCTACAGTAACAACATAAACATCGCCTGGGGTTACTGCAAACTCTTCAAAAGCAACGGCACTTGCTGCTCGACCACCAGTACCACCAGGTTGCAAAGCACTGCCACCGCTATTTCCGCTTCCACCACCACCAATAATATAGGCTGACATTAGTTGCGCTCCAGCTGGAACAGTAAAGTTTTGAGTATTATTAGCCGTCAGTCTCAAAGTGTAGTTAGCTGCGGCTGGAGATACAGAGTTAGAAGCCGCAGAAGCCGCAGATGTACCACTGGCATTTGTTGCTGTAACTGTAAATGTATAAACAGTTCCTCCAGTTAAACCAGAAACTGTTAATGGGCTTGAAGATCCTGTTGCAGTAAGAGAGCCTGGAGAAGAAGTTACTGTATACCCCGTAATAGCGGATCCACCAGTACCGTTAGCAGTAAATGTAACTGATGCAGACTGATCTGAGAGGGTAGCAGTACCAATAGTAGGTGCTTGTGGCACTGTAGCTGGGGTTACCGATGATGAAGCAGAAGATGCAGAAGATGAGCCGTTAGCGTTTGTTGCAACGGAAGTAAATGTATAAGAAGTTCCTGCAGTTAAGCCAGAAACTGTTAATGGGCTTGAAGCTGATGTTGCGGTAATAGATCCTGGAGAAGAAGTAACTGTATACCCCGTGATCGCAGATCCACCAGTAGCGTTAGCTGTTACTGGAACTGATGCTGTAAGGGTTCCTCCAAATGCTACTCCAGTTGGTGTTGTTGGAGTTCCAATTGTTGTTGCTTGTGGAACTGTTGTTACTGTAATTGCTGATGAAGGTGCGGATGCAAGTGAGTTTCCGTATGAGTTTGTTGCAGTTACTGTAAATGTATATTCGGTATTAGACTGTAGTCCTTCTACAACAACTGGTGAAGACACTCCAGTTGCAGTATAACCTCCTGGTGATGATACGACTGTATATCCAGTAATAAATCCACCAGATGCTGGTGGTGTAAAAGCAACAGATGCTGCTCCATTATTGAATGCACGAGATGTTCCAACGTTTGTAGCTACAGCAGCTGTAGGTGTACCTGGAATTGCTCCTAATGTTACCCAGCCAGAAGCGGTATAAATTTCTTGTGCTCCCAATGTTCCATTATAATAAAAATCTCCAATTGATGCAGGGTCTGGTCTATTTGCTGTTGTTCCTTTAGGAATACTTGATCCGCCTGTAATTGATGTATAACTTAATGCCATAA